GCTGTATTTCATTGCATTTTCCCCCGCATAGCCGCAACCTGCGCCCGTTGCTCATCCATTAAAGCATCTCGTTGCTTGCTTGCCAGTTCGTACATGGCGTATAGGGTTTCAATTTCCCCTTGCAACTTCTCACGCTCTGCTAAACGCCCCGCTTCTATACCTTCTTGGTGTGACATAAACTTGCTTGGGTCAATGTTGGCAAGCGCGTCAGCACGGGCAAGTGCGATCAGTTTCTCTGCATGCGCAAGCCCAATGATGGGCATCCAATTCACATCAGTTGCCAAGTGCAACCCAGCTTCATGTGCCGTTTCGATGGTAGTGTTCATGTCTTCATGTTCCTAACGTATGCGGCAAAGCTTGCCGCTGTATCGCCAGAATTTTTCATAGCATCGAACTCACGCGCCACTTCTTCTAACGCATCGTTGCGAATCTTGCGTGTGACTTCGTTGGTGATCTGCCCCTTAATCATCTGACGCTTACGCCAACCCAGCGCGCGCTCCCATACGTTCATTTGTGGTTCTGTCATGCGACTCTCCTGTCTGTTTCTTCGGCTTGCGCCAACAACTTACCTAGCTTACTCAAATACACAAAATCAGTTTCATCTGTGTCATTGACATCAATCCCTTCTGAATCAAATGTGGCCGCTGTCTTGCCAGTGATCTTAGGTGAAGTCACAAGGCACTCATACCCTGCCCACGAGAACTCACGCACGCCCCTGATATGTTCCTTGATGACAACAGACTTGTTACCCACTGTGCGTTCATGTTCCTTGACGTAGTGCACGATGCGTTGTGTCTGCCCACTGGCAGTCTTGACTGACTTGTCACGGTCTTTGAAATACAGCTTTGTTTGATCTTGATCTACGCCAAACGTTACACGCTCACCATTCTTCTTGACCACAACGTTCCAACGCTCATCACGCTTGACCCACCAGTTAAACATGGCAGCAAAAATGTTTTTAGATGACAAGCGCATGTGCGCTATCGAGTGGTTGTCATTCTCAAAGAACGATGGGTGTGCCCAAGCCCGCTTCGTAACAACGTGGCTTCTGCCGCCCCCTCCTCGTTTAGACGCGGGGTTCTTGATGGGTATGACGTTGACGATTGTGCGCAGTTCTTCGCATGCTTGCATGGCGCCTGTCTTGCGATTGATGGTGAACCACATATGAATCCAAAACAACTTACCATCGAGACGGAAAGCGGCTCCGTACTGATACGGCACACCTGAGTGATAGCCAACATACCAAGGTAGCTTCTTGTGCTTGATGGCAAACATGATGTCAGGGTAAATATGATCACTGTCAGAGTCCTGCCGTGTCTCCTTGTTACCGATGCAAATACACATCAGCGTTGGCATGGCCTCGGATACATTAACCTTGATATTCTCCTCGTCATCAGACCACGGCATCTCCCATGGGTTGGGTACGTGAGTGCCTAGCTTGCGTAAGCCTATGACGCTGTCCTGTTCAAGCCAAGACTCTTTCATGCTAGGCAGGCGGTAGGTATCAAAGGACATGTCAAGGTTGTCCAGTAGTTCAGACAGGTTACGCCTGTCCTCCTTGTGTGACACACGAGGCTTGCGTTGCTTCTTAAGTTCTTCAGGCACAGCCACAGGAGCTTGCGGTGTTTCTCCTATGGGCGTTGCGTCCACGACAATCGGTGCACCTCTGTGGAACCACGAGCGTACCCTAGCCATGAACCTTTCAAGGAAAGGTATTCTCATTTTTCCCTCGCTTTCAGCATAGCGTCTGCTAACTGATACGCAACGTTTGCGGCAAAATCTGCATCTTCATCGTCGTCCCAAAACCATTCATTACCAAGTTCCCTGTCGTACTGTTTTGTGTTTAGCTTCACGGCAATCGGTAAAGCCTTAGCCGCAAAGTAGTCACGCAGGCTCATGCCCATGTTAATCATCATGCCCGACTCGTCTTCAGCAACGAACGGAAACGCTGGTGTGTTCTTGTCTTTCATCTTAACCCCCAAATAACTGCTTGAGGTGGTCGTACAACTCGCGGGCCTCGTACACCGTCATGTGCTTCACGGTATCTATCGGCCCGTTGTGTATGCGCAGTATCGTTGTCCTCTTGCGTGGGGTAGCATCGACATGTAGCGCGGCAATGCCATCGCTCGCAGCCATGGGCGGTGCCTCTTTTGCCTCTTGCTTTCTGATTGCTTTGAGACTTTTGATGGGGCGGTACTCGGACACATCCGCATAGTGCAGACCATTGGTCACATGGATAAGTTTACTGCGGTGCATCTGTGCCAGCAAAGACGAGGTTGACCCCACATTGAAGCCCTGCTTAGCTAGATCGCCTATGATTTCGCTTCGCGTGGAGCCGGGGTTGTCCCGCACGTAGTTGAAGGTAGTGCGTGATATGTTGTTTTTAATTGGGAAGGTTTTTGTAGGCATGGAAGTAGACACTGGTTGGATTGGGGCAGGGGTAGGGGTAGGCTTTTCATCGTCCCACCCTGTAATTGTTTTAGATAGCGCCAAGGTCAGCGCCGATTTAATGTCAGGCATGTTTAAATCCTCCAAGTAATGATATGCCGATAACAACAAGAGCTAGAACAGCTAGCGACTGTATGCACGCAAGCGTGCTCTCTGAGATACCTTGCCTGTCACCAAGCAAGACGGACTGTGCCCAATGCTCCTCGGGCGTAGTGGGTGCGAAGGGTGGTTTGTAGAGTAAACCAATCTTTACCTTACCTGTGTCGTAGGGTGTTTGTTTCATTTTATTTTCTCCTTAGGGGTACATTATTTGTCCAAGAGTAGACAGTTGTCAATAGGGTCTCCAATAAAAAAGATCAAGGGCTACAACTATTATTGCAACCAAAAGTAATACTCTTTCAAACTTTTCCCATGGCGTCATCATTCGTCTTCTCCTGTTTCTTCTACTTCTATGTTGAGGATGCGTGCACACTCAAATATTTCTACAAGCTCGTACCGGATGCCGTGGGCATCGAGCAAAGCGTACAGTTCTTTAGCGGTCATTTCATTTCTCCTTGGTTTGTGTAACTGTGATGGATGTATCCGAACTCGATCCTGCCTACCATCATCTGCTTGATCCAGATTTTTTTACCGTTGGGCAGCATGCGTTGATGCCCCCTACGCACGTGCCTGCGAGGGCTTGCTTGTTTCCTTCCTGTTGGTGCGCTGTTCTCGGGCATCACGTGCTTGGCCGTAACGTCAATAACCTTCCATTCAAAGAGTGGCTTCTTGCCCTTGCGTATGCGCTTGTCGTTGGTGGGGTTGGGTATGGGCTTGTACGAGGGGATGTCTTTCTTATACGCTATTACTTCAATCATCAGAAGCCAATACACCTCTCTGGCAATGTCCGTAAATTCCCCCACGATGTCGGCGTCAGTCCGGCCTGCCCACCTTGGTGCTTTTTTTAAGCTGTCCATTAACGCACCATCATAAAGCATGTCAAGCTCGTGCACGGCAGACTTATCCCCCATCTGCGTCATCTCCAATACCTTGCCCGTCGGATGCCGAAAGATTATGTGCAAGTCGTTACCTTTAAGATCAAATGTTATTGCCATCAATAAAGCGTCAGCGTGATCGGTCTTAAACACAATGCCAAACATATTGAACGGCAGAGGTAGGTCTTTGGGTTGCTGGTCGGAGTACAGCGGCATGCACAACTCTCCACTAGCTTGTTGCCTATTTACCTCGTCTATCATGCTATTACGCCGTGCTCTGGTGAACACTCCTATATCGAACCACGTGAACTCAAATAACTTCGGTTGCCACTTCAGTACCTCGAGTATGTCGGGTGTCATTTCATTTCTCCTTAGGTTTTAAAAATGTGGGGGAGTTACCCCCCACCTTGCTTACGCAGTCACCAACTCCAGCGCCTTGGCCTTGAGTGCATCGCCCGGCCCCCACAGTGCAGAGGCTTGGCGGTTCTCTATGCTACGGGTGCGAGCATGATGGTCTGTGTACTCCGTTACAGCATTGAGCCAACCCCACGCTGTGTCGTGCGCCGATGCGAAGTTACTGCCCCGCCCTGCGCCATGGAACAGGCCCATGATGCGGCCAAACCCTGCGCTTGCACGCGTGGCTTCCTCGCTTGCCTTCATCAGTAGCTGCACCGTCAAGTGCTCGGCACGCTCGCTTGAGACGCTGATGTTGGCAAGAGCGCGAGCCATCTGCATGAACGCACCGAACTCCTCATGCGCAGCCTCCACCAGCGCCTTGGCATCGTCTGCCCTGAACACTGAGCGATGCGAGACCTTGTACACTGCGGCCCCCTTGCGTGCCATGGTCAGCGTGTTGTTGCACACAGTACGCACAGTTGTCCACCTGCACTCGGTTGCCAGAGAGCCATCAGCGGATGTTGACAGTAGTGCGTAGGGCACTACGCTGTCACGCCCCCCGTCTATCGAGGCGGCATCCGAGAGCTTGGCCGTGGCGAAGTAGCGCCTACCCCCGAACAACACACCGGCAGACTCGATGGTCAGCCCTCCTTGGCTTGCCCACTCACGGAAGAAGTTGAGCACATCTTGCGGCTGGACAATCTGGTAACTGTCCGAGACCACACCCAGTGCTGCTCCTGTGTCTGAACGAAACAGGACATGCTTGTCGTCCACTGTGCGGAACGCTGACGCATCGGTCAGATCACGCTCGGTTGCATAGCGGATAACGCTGCGCTGAACACGGTAGTCCATGCCAGCTTGCGCTTGCCACTCCTCAACGCTAGCCCCGATGGGCATGAGTTGACCTAGCCCATGCCACTCTCTTTGAGTGGACGCATAGGATGCGGTGGAACGAGATACGGTATCAATCATATGAGCCATTTGTAATACTCCTTGGTTTAAGAAAGTGCTACTGAACCGCAGTAGCCACGTGGTGTTTATGCTTCGCAGTGGATCGCATCAAACAGGGTGCACAGCACAGTCGGTGCATCGTAGGTACGGGCGTTTTGTAGTGCCTCTTCTATCAGGTCATCGGTTAGCCTGCGCTTGTCTAGGAACTTAAGCGCCATCTCAGGGTCTTCGGGGTACACCTCCTCGGCTATGTACTCCAGCAAGTCCTCGTACAGTCCAGCCCTCGCATCGTACAGCGCATCTTGCAGGCGCTCGTGCTCGAAGTACTCATCATCGTCGTACCACGCCATGCTCTTGCTGCTGTACTTGCTGTCGTAGGTTTTCCACCAGTCCTTGCCTGCGTAGGCGTACTGTTTGTACTCCACCTTAGTCGGGTCACGCTCAGTGGGCAGGCCATCCCAGTCTACACCCAGCACCGCCTTGGCTAGCGCCTCGAAGTGCACGATGTTGAGCACCTCCTTGTCGCTGTGCTCGTGTGCGTAGCCTACGCTCACGTTGGTGCACTCAGGTATGTCGTCAACAAACTCGGCAGTATCGGTATACACCCCCGTGTCGTCAGGCAGATACATCAGCGTGTCGTTGGCATCACACAGTGCGTTAGACAGGGCTTGGCAGAACGTGTCCGATGCACAGCGCCCGTACCCTTGGTGGCTAATCACGCTGTCGATGCCTCGTCTGTCAAACGCTATGGCCCTGTCGAACTGCTTGAGCAGCGCCCTTTGCTTAGTGGCGAGGTGCTTGGCACCTATACCCCCGCACTCCTCGCCTTGGCTGAAGATGTAGTAGCCCGGCACACCGTTGTGCATCATGTGCATCAGCATCGCACACCCTGCGCCATCGTCCGCACCCAGAGGTGCACCCTCGGCATGCCAGTGCGTTGGTGTCTTCCTGATCTTGTTGACACCCGTGGTGCGGTGTACTGTGTCCACATGGGCGATGAACAGCGTCTTGCTGTCAGCCCTGCGGCAGTCGATGTGCAGGTTGCCTGCCCCGTCTACGCTGATGTACTCCTTGCACATAGGCGGCAGGTTTGCACACAACCACTGCGTGAAGTCCACAGTAGCGTGTGTTGCGTTGGGACGCATGACTGACAGGCCACGCTGTAGTGTGCGCATCAGGATCGTTGTTTTCTTTTTACTCATTGGGTTCCTCTTGTGTTTCTTTTGATTCCTCGGGTGCATGGTCGGGGTGGTACTTGCTGCCCTCCCACTCTACGCAGTCAACGCTGTCCGTGTACCAGTTGCCTGACTCCGTACATTGCCAGCACGCATCATCCTGCATTAAGAACTCATCGGTGTCCTCGGTGCGGCAGATGCGCTCATCGTCTATGTGATACCACTCGTTATCAATCTCGACAGCGTTGTCGGTGTGTTCATACTCGCCGTTCTCCAAGCAGATAATGTTGTTGTCTTCGAGGTAGTCCGTATCGTAGTACTCGTTGTTTACCGACACAGAGCGGTCGTTGTGCACATAGTACTCATTTTCTCTACGCCCAAACACAAGGGTGTACTCGTTGTTACAGCATGACTGGCACACATGTGTTTCCTCGCCTCTTTCGACCCAGTACCCGTCATCGTCAGCGGTTCTATCACCACAGCACGCGCAGTCGAAGCAGTCTTCGTCTTCAAGAGGCTCAGGTCTACCGCCTGTGCAGCAGCACTGGTACTCACCACCTCGGTTTATGACTAGTACTTTGCCGTGCGTGTCGATGCTGACACTCTTGTCGCCGCCGTCAAGGTAGGGGGCCATGAAGTCCTCATCTACCGAGAAGTACGCCATCT